GCTGAGAAACGCGTGCTGGCTCGCATTGAGTCTGGCGATCTCGTCTTGCGCCCAGGGGCCTTCACGGCTGGAGCCTGCCCCACCGTCAGTCCTGGAAGTCAAGTCAGCCCGGCTGTCTCCAGCACCGCCGGAACTGCTGGTGCTGGAAACTGCGGATTATCTCCAGATGCTGAGCGACGTGTTCTGGCAATCGGCAAAGACGCCAACCGGGTCCGGGATAAGCTCACCGCCTGTCAGCAAGTGATAGCGGAAGATCGCAGAGTTTGCGGGCAGTAGAGTTGCCGGGGGCCTACGGGACAGAAGCCCCGGCGTTTGACGACACGGCCCGTCAAATGACCGGTCCCGTTTGGATCTCCAGCTTACCCTCGTACTGGGCCGCGCTGCTTGGCGGCGGGTGTCCGATTCCTGTACTGCGACCTCATCGGCAGGCCGGCGGATTCTCCGCCCATAGCGGGCCTATACCGGGAGCATCTTCGCCGGCCCGCAAGCCCGGGGCGCTCCCCGCCCTCTCGGGCGCGGTGGGATTCAGTAGAACAGCGTCCGCGCAATCTCATTCCCGGGGCGAGTTCCCGCAGAAATCGGTAAGCAGGTCATGCCTGGGCGTTCCCTACCAATACCGCGCGCTGTTCGTTGATGGGTGAGCGGCGACATTACACCCAAGCCCAATCGTCACCACTCTTGATACGGTAAATCATCCATTTGGAAACCCCGAACTCGCGACCAAGTGCAGCCATATTTGTGCAATCTTTTAACCGCTCTTTGATCGTTCTAACGCTCAATTCGTTCAACTTAATTTCAGTGTTGCGATGCCCGGGCTGACGATTTCCGATGGCTCCTTTAAATCTCTTCACCCAACTGCTGTTTGATAACTGTCGCATATGGTACTGCGAATGCTCAGGCATACGCATCAGTTCCAGATTCTCGATTCGGTTGTCTGACCGATCACCATTTATGTGATGGACAACTTCATCATGTTGTAGCGTGCGGCCAAGCGTTTCCTCCATGATGACGCGATGTGCCCCGCGAGTCTTACCATTGCGCTTGACAACTTTATATTTGTTCACGCCCACCACGCCGCGCCGCTCATTGTTCATTTCTTACCCACTGCGTCGATTGCCTCGCGCAGGGTCTCGTATCGCATCTTCCGGTTGTACTCCCATGCCTCATTGAAGTAGTACGGCGCTTCGTCCAACTTCGAGAGCGCCTCAAATTTGTCGAGTCGGGCACTGTCCTGCGCCATCTGCTTCGCGCGGGCGGCGATGTCTGGTTGATGGATGGCGCGGATAGCTTTTGTGGCTCTTACCAGTACATTCCGCGCACCGTCAGCACGTTCCTCTGTCTCTTCATTGAACGAAATCACTTTGGAGTACATAAATTTTAGTAACGAAACACAGGCTTCTACAGTCTCCGCGACCGCCACGGCTACGGCGTCGTCACGCGTCGGTCTACTCAAGTAGTCCGCAACTTCTCCACAGATACTACGCGCAAAATTGTTGACTGACGCATCTGCTGCGATAGCCCGAAGATTGCGAATACGCAAATCCATGTCAGGCCGACCTACGGCGTCGTCGAGTTTGGTAGTCATCAATCGTACCCCCAAGATTCAGCAATTCGACAAAACTCCTCATAGCCGTCGTGCCCCGGCCTTCCGGAGAGTTGCGATATGGGTGTTCCCAACTGTTTTGGCCCAGATGGGTTGCATCCCTTGCAGTCGGCGCGCAAGGCGCCAGACTCACCATCCCAAAAATACGTATCTCCGACAGGCAATTCAGGGCCAATGCCGCATGCGAATGTCCGCTTGTGGTTATCATCGGCATTATCGGTTCGTATATGAATCATATTTCCCCTCCTCGTCGAACGGCTCAGGCGTGAACTCTTCGGCATCCTCCTGGCTGACCCAGATCCATTGCCTCTGCCGCGCGGACCAGATCCGCACAACCTCATAACCTTGTGCGGGGCCGCAACTTGGGCAGTCAGTCGCACCGCACATGCAGCTCACGATTTACCCTCCAGTATTCTACGTTTCCGCGCCAGGTCCGCTCTATGCTCGACGCGATGACGCGGTGCGCAATATTTCGTGATCCAGCCTTCGAGCAGGTTACACGCGTCGGCCAACGCATCCCGCATCTTCTCCTCCCGTTGCTCAGCCGCCTCGGCGCGTCGTTCCGCCGTGCGTAGCGTGGAGTCGTATAATTTCTGCGCCCCGCACGTAACACATCGCGGAGGTTGCAGGAACGCGTTTCCGCAGTCGGCGCATGTGAATCCTCGGATGGTCATTCTTTTCCCTCCAGTGCTTTCTCCAACTTTCTGATGCTCATCACTGCGTCGGCGTCATTTGAGGACCAGTCGAACCACACGACCGCTTTTGCGACCTCCCGCAGTTTCTCCTCCCGCCGCGCTGCTTCGATGAGGGTGGGAGCGGCGTTGTGGAGGGCGGCAACGAATTGGTGATCTGCCACACGCTCAGAGGCGAGACTGACCTTCATGCCTTCAGGCTTCGCAGCATTTCCGGCGAGATACGACATGATTGGTCCCTGTTGACCATTCACCACCAAGCGCTTTGGCTCAGCGTGCCATGGTCCCGGCGTCGCCTTCGCCAGCAGCGCCTCCAACTCGTCGAGGTTCAGCGTGGTCATTTCTTCCTCGCTTTCTCGCACTGCCGAATGCGAATGTCAGCGCGACAAATCGACGGCGTGATGACGATCCAGTCGCCCGTCGCAACCTGCAAGTCGAGGTAGCCTGTGTCGGGCACCCAATTCGCAAGTTGCAAGTTTTTCCGCTGACTGATCGGCACCAGCCAGGCGTAACGGGCGCTCACGTCGCCCTCGCGTGCCGCTCGATCCAGTCACACGCACCGTCGAGTCGGCGTAGCTCAAGATGGGAAAACATCGCAATCTTCGCCGATGCCTTGAATTTTTGGACGATGCCGAGTTCCGCGCAACGCGCCTCTAGAGCCAGTGCATCCTCCGGCGTGATGTAGGGTCCAGCGGTGAGCGCAGGCTCGGTAGTTAGCGTCGGCTGGTTCGCCTCTGGGCTTGCCGATTTTGGCGCTACCTGCGCGCCGCTGGATTCTGGAGGGCTCGCTGGCGGCACCGGCGGGGAAAGGGAGGAAACCTCGGCCGGTTTGGGTTGGCCGCCAGCGGCCCGTTCTGGTATCTCTGCAATCGCAGCAAGCCGATGCAGAGCGGTGACCTGCAATGCGACTTCATCGAGGAACGTCTGCACTTCCGCCGCGAGCGCTGCGATATAGGCATCGTTGCGCGCAATGCGCCGTACGAATAGTTGCAGGCCGTGCGGCATGCGCGGATCGTAGCTCACGTAATCGCACCATGCACGCCGGGTGATCCACAGGTAACCCTGCGTTTGGGCCTGATGCTCTTCGGGCATCGATCCAGCTAGCAGCGTTTCGATGTGCGTTTTCGTCGCCGGGCACTTGATCTCGATGATGCCGTCATCGTCCACGAGTCCGTCTACGCTGCCGCCGCAATACGCAATGGTCGGGTGCTTGGTGAAGCCTGGAACAACGACCAGGGCGCCAGTCTGCGCTTCATAGGCCATTCTGGCGGCGGCTTCCTGTTCGGTTCCCCATTTCATATACTTGCTGACGAAGCGTTCGGAAGGCTGCCCGGTCAGGCGCTCGCCGGTAAGCTCGATTCGATATGTGCGTCGCGCGGCCGATTCCTTGCCGTCCTTGCGCTTCTCCATCAATTCGGAGTATTCGCTGCACGTTGCATAGCCGACGCGCTCATACAACCACTCCACGCTGCCCTGTTCGCCCGGCTCCTTGCCTTCGCCGAAGTGCGACTCCTCGCCGTCCACCATGTCGTCGAATGCGCTCATACCGGCCCCTTCAACTTGCGCCGCTTGGCAGTCATCGCAGCGCGCAGTTCCTCATGCGCCGCTACGTCTCCGGCCGCTGTGCTGGCCTGCGCGATCTGCTTCCAAAGCTCCTCAGCCTGCCCGAGCGTCTCGCACAGTTCGATGGTGTCGAGCCAGCCTTGCCGCGCTGCGTCCGGCATCACATGTTTGTCTCGATTTCCGTCGTTGTCATCTTCCGTGGTAACGTTGAAAATCATGCAGACTAGATACCTGCGCCCGTAGGAATTCGTCGAGCCGGTCGCGTGAACCTTCGTCTTGTTCACGTTTCCCTTCGCCCCAACTTCATCAGGTGGCATGTCGATATGGTACGTTCGGCTATGCCCGGCCGAATGCGACAGGATTGCAATCGTGCGCAGGTAATCTGGTTTCGGCGAGTCCGCTGTGTCGAACGAAATTGAAAATCCTTCGGCCGTGTAGATCGGCGTGATGGCCTTATTGATTGCGGCGAGCTTCGCGTATTTGCTGCTCGTCTGCTGGTTCGCGGCATTGTGGGCAACAATCGGCATGACCGCCTGCGCCCGCGCCAGCGCCGCATTAAACGCTGTCTCGGCTTCCGCTTTCACCATCTGCTGATGCATCGCGAAAAGTCGCTCCATCTTGTCCATATCTGCCGCTGGATTTGCGGACGCTGCCGCAATCGCTTGCAAGAGCGTAGTCGCACCCACTTGCACCGCTGGCAGGTTCACATCGCGCTCGATTACGTCGCTCATGCTCTGTCAGCCTGATGACACGGTTCGCACTGGTCGCCCACCTCGCCGTTATCGAGCGGCCGGCCGCAGGAGTGGCAATTGCGGACCGTATATTTTGCTGGCAGCATACTTGTTTCTTCACACTTCGGACACTCTGAGAAGCTGCGTGAATTCCACGCGCAGCCGCAGCAGCAATACACCATATCGCTCATATTGTCCCTTTCTGACGTGATTTCTTACAATACCTCAAGCAGATTCAAAAGCATTTGATCTTGCTTCGAGGGCATCGCTGAGCCTGAGCAAAGCCTAGCCCTCCGTGCTTGAGAGCTAAGCCTTCAGAATAAACAGCGTCAGCAAAAAAACATCGCCTCGCCGTCGCATTCGCCCGGTAGCCGTTCGCCCGCCAGTGCTGCCTTCGCCGCTGGCTCCGCTGTTTCAGGACTTTCCCACAGTAGCGGTTGTCCGCCGAGCCTGTCGTTATCCGACGCTCGGCCGGCGCATTGAATGCCTCCGGGTGGAGACGCCGAAGTTGGGAAGCCCTGGACGGCGTGGACGTTTTCGGGCTACTTCGACGCCCCCAACGGGAGGCACTGTATTGCCCACGCTGATCTCGGTTTCCCGACCGAGGCGCATCACTGCGCAAAATCATTCTGAACCTGCAAGAATCGGAAGTCAAGCGGGCTCCTTTTCCGGAGTCCAACCGGCGGTGACGGCGGTGAGTCGGCCCTTCGTCCGCTCAGCCCCAAGCAGAATTGCCGCGCCGAGTATTTGCCACTCGCCGATGTCCTGCACCAGCGTGCCGCAGTTCGCCATGGTGCCGCCTTCCATGCCCATGAAAAAGATCGTGTGAATGTGGTCGCCACGTTTATCGCTTACCATTTTTACGATCATGCTCATATTACGTTCTCCTTTTTCACTTTCGCCCGCACCGGCCGCGTGGCAGGGCAGCGGGTGCAGTAAGCTTCCCGTACCTTGCCCTGCTCAAGCAACTCCTTTGCACTTTGATAGGTGAGGTCGGCCCATTTGCACGTCCGATACCGCCACTTGTGCCCGCCGAGCCACGCGCAAGGCACGCCGATGCGCCGGAGCCAGCTCATGCGGACACCTGCGCTTCGGTCTTCAGCTTCTGCGCCTGCCCGATGACAATCGGGTGCCCGGCCAGATGCTCGGTCAACGCCTTCGTTATCTTCCCTTCCCACCGCGAGCGCGAATCCTCGAATACGCCGATGCGTGAGTGATCGTTGAGGGCGAGGCAGAAGAATTCGAGCAGCTCGCTGAATTCGATCAGGCCGGACCGCTCAGCGAGGAAATCGTACAGGTCGAACTGCTTCGGCCCGTTCCCGCCGCTGCTGAACAACGCGCCGACGCGCCGCGGTTGCGGCCACTGGCCGAAGTTCAGGATGCACTCAAGCACTTCCTCAAGCGCCTGCTCCTCGTAATTCGTGGTATCGACGATATCCTCGTCGCCGTGCGCTTCGCTCATATCGTCCCTTTCGTGAGAATGAAAACGTCCAAATCCTGCGCCTGCTGGCGCATTTCGTTCAGGTCCGAGCGCATCGTCTCGATCTGGTGCGCGAGGAAATCGCAGTCCGCGCGCAGCTTCCACAATTGGATGCGGAGCCAGGCGAGGCGCAGGGTGTTCATGCGATCATCCTCCCAACCGCCCAGGCCGCCAGCGCTAGGAGCGATGCGCCGATCCAGGCGTCAATAAGTTTGGCGATCATGCGGCCCCCGACTTTTCCAAATCGAGGTACGGCAGCGCGATCAATTCAGACTCTGCGGTGCCATCGAAGAGGACATAGACGCAATCCTCAAGCCGGCCGTGGTAGCAGACTACAGAACCATGCTGCCCTACGCGCTCATGCCCGGGCACCATGACGACGACGCGCGTTCCGAGTGGCGGGGCGACGGTCAGCATGGTTGCCTCCTTTACTCGGTCCACCATCGCAGCATGCATGACCTCGGCCTCTGCCCAAGCGGTGCAACGCGCTTGCTCACCATCCAAGGGGCCGCCGAATACCATCGTCTCGAACAGCAGCGGCGGCCCGTCGCCAAAGCAATGATCTAACCCAAGAAACACGGTGCTGACGCGCGATTGTCCAATTGATTGTTCAGCCACGCGCCGCTCCGCCATGCTCGATCCAAGCCATTGTGCCCAAGTCAGCAAGTCAGGCTCTTGGACGGCTACATGTCCGCGCAAAATATATCGACCAATCATACTGCCTCCTCATGTTCGGCGAGCAGACCGCGCGCCTGCGATTCGGCGAGGGGAATTGCGCGGGTCATGATTGCGCGGCCTTGGCGAGGGCAGTCAATCTCAGCTTGCAACTGCCGAGCAAAATCAGCCCGCACGAAATCGGTGTCCAGATATCCGTTGACGGAACTCTTGACGCCGCGCAGGCGGATTTCATCTTCGACGGATACTGCTGCTTTCCGCTCGGTTGCCATCTTTTCCCTTTCTTCCGGATGATGTGTGCAATATAAGCCGCCTGCGCTGAAGTTCAACCAAGTTCTATGAATGCTTGGATAAATACAGTCTATTGGCATTGCACGCCGCCATGTGGCAAGGTGAACTGATGCGTGTATGGGTGATCGTCGGCACGGAAATCCGCAGAGCAGAGGCGCAGATCGTGGTCGGAAAGGCCATCGTGGACCCCGGCACGCCATACGAAAAGATCGTTTTCTCGCGCTGGTATCGGAGCAAAATCGACGCACAGGGCGCGCTGTCCGGCAGACGCCGGGTGCGCAAGAAGGGGACCGCATGACAGATCCATGGCGCGAGCGGCGGGAGATCGGCAACGCGGTGCTTTACTTGGGAGATTGCCTCGAAATCCTGCCGACGCTGCCGAAAGTTGAGGCAGTGATTACTGATCCGCCGTATGGGACTCAGGATCTCGGTGGTGGCTACGGACGCAGGCAGTTGCATGATCCGGTTGGACGTGTAGGCGCACAAATTGCCAACGATACCGATTTGAAGGCGATTACGGTGGCTTTCCCACTTTGCCTTGCCTTGATACGGGACGGATGGGCGTTCGTGTTCTACGCGCCGCGTAGAACACCGCAATTCACCTTGGCTACGCAGATAGGTAATTGGTTTGGTGGTATCGTTTGGGATAAGGGCGCTCCAGGTCTTGGCTATCACATTCGCTACCAGCACGAGGATATTGCGGTTTTCAGAATTGGAGAACCACAACGGCCGAAAGACGCGCTTTTGTCCATCGTTCGCGGTGCGGCACCTTCGGACGATCATCCACATGAGAAACCACCCAAAATCATGCTTCCGTTGGTTGCGTGGGCAACAGATCGAGATGGGACTGTCCTCGACCCATTTATGGGCAGCGGCACTACCGGCGTTGCCTGCATGAACCTTGGCAGGCGTTTCATCGGCATCGAGATCGAAGAGAAATATTTCCGCATCGCCTGCGAGCGCATTGAGAACGCCCAACGGCAGGCGCGACTGTTCGCATGACCTGCCTCCTGCACCGCGGGCGGGCTTGACAGGGCAATATGACTGAGATCAATCCTGCGGACCTAGACGATCAAGAGGTTCTTTGCATCGCTGTCTGCTGGTCGGCCATGAAAGCGTTGCCGGACGAAGCGTTCGCGCGGGTTTGGAAATATCTTGGCGAGCGCAAGGCGGCTCGACTGAGAGACGGCGCCGAAACGATGGACGCTTTGCTGGGGCGTTTGCAAAAGGTCGTGGTGGAAGCGGAAACGCAGGCCCTTGACAACGCGAAGTGACCTGATTTCGGACTTGACATAGTAAGCATTATAGTAATTTCAGTGGCTTATCATGGCTTACGGCGGCTTATCCATGCTTACTTGCATTTTCAGATGACCTGATTTATGATTTCAATCGCTGACTGGAAACAGCGTTGTGAGAAACAAAGCCGCCTCGCATGGTGGCTGGATTTGCAGGAGAGTTGCCAAGCTTCTCACCTGCACAACGTCTCACAGCGTTGTTTCCAGCCCAGCCACCAGCCGAGGCGGCTTTTCTTTTCTGGTGGCCTTCAGCCGCAAATCGGCGTTACAGACCGTTGCCGGCAGCTACGTTACATGCCGGATGAATTCCGGGCAATCGTGACCCATAGAACCCGGTGGGGTGACGGCGTTGACGCGCTGACGACTCCCAACATGAGGGGTGCCAAGCACATCAAGTGCGTAACATCACCCCAATAAGGGTGGGCTATTCCTTGAATTCAAATTTCGCTCAAATTCGGAGGAAAAAGCATGGTTTTGAGCCTCGTCAAGCCAGAGTTATCCACAGGCCCATCGTTCGACGAATTCTGGCGCACCTATCCGCGCAGGGTGGCTCGGCGACACGCTATCGAAATGTGGGATAGATTGACCGACGCGGAACAGACCGCAGCGATGCGCACATTGCCGAGTCATCTGGCGTATTGGCAGGCACACGGACAACAGGCGTATTACCTGCCTCATCCTGGGACGTGGCTCCATGGCCGCCGCTGGGAGGACGAACTGCCCAAGAACGGCGCGACCGTGCGCATAGAGCGCAAATGCCCCTGCGGTCGTCCGCTCGACGAGCTGGGCTACACGCACACGAGCGCGGGGGATGTGTGCAATCCGTGCTTCGCAAGGAGGTAGTATGGCGGAAGAAAATAGAGTGCCAAATACCATTTCGGCGAAGGAAATCGCGCTGATTGTCTATCAACACATGGACGGCGGATGCGGGTGTCCGAGCCGCGAATATCAGAATGCATTCGCGGCGGTAAATGCTGTGCTGAAGCTCATTGGCGTGCCGATCATCAATGGGTAACGAAATCAGCCTGGCAACGTGGCTCAAGGCAGAGCGCCATCGGCTGGCAGAGTTCGCCGAATTCTGGCGGCGCATGTCGGCAATCGAGCCGCACAAATATCCATCCAGGATGCCGCCCGGAGACTGGGACGAACAGCTCGCGGCGTTCGAGTACAACCTATGAAACCGCAGACATTCTACAGCCTGGTGCGCGGGCTGGGCGAGGAGCATCCAGTGGCGACGCCTGGCTATCCGCTCACGCTGCCGAATCTTGAGGGCGTAGAGTTTACGATCGTGCGTCCGATTTCGTGGAGCGAGCAGACGTTGCCGGACCGATGGCAGGTAATCCATGTGCGCTCCGGCCTGCGTGTGATGTACGGGCTCGGGCACGCCGCAACGCGGGTGAAGGCGCGCGAATCAGCAATGGCCGAACTGGAGCGCATCGGCAGCGCAAAAGGTTGGCCGGCCGTGCTGCGCAAGCTCAAGCGCGCGCGAAATGAGGCGATCATGGAGGCGCTCGGCCATGGCTGACGGATGGCGCGAGATCGTTTCGAGCCCGTACACCGATGTGGGGGTGGACGGCAAGCTGATCTGGCGCGAGGCGCGCTTTACCGTAGTCTGCGAAAGTGGGGAGCCCGTCGCAAAACTTGAGACGGCGGGCGATGTGGCGATCGAAGCGAGCCGTAAATTGTTGTCCAACGCGAGGAGAAAACCATGACCGCCAACTGGACCCCGGAGCGCTTTGCTGCGTTGCAACAGGCGTTTCTCGACAAGATGCGTGAGTCAGGTACCATCCGGACGCATCGCGCCAACGATGAGCCGCCGAAATTGGGCCGGCCGAAGGCTCAGGCGGGCGCTGTGGCCGCGAAACCGCCTCGCAGGCTACCCAAGGCTGCCCCGAAGCCCCGCATCCCGGAATCGGCCGTCCTGCGCGCCGTGGCGCAACTTCTCTCGGTCCACCCCCAGGTCGCCCTGCACTGGCGGCAAAACACAGGCGCCACCAGGTTCGACGGCCGATTCGTGCGATTCGGCCACCCAGGGCTCTCGGACTACCTCGGGCTGTTGCAGGATGGCCGGCTGCTCGCAGTCGAGTGCAAGGCGAGTTACGGAAAACTGACACCAGAGCAAGCGACGTTCCTCGAAGCGGTGGCCAGCGCGGGCGGGTTCGCGTGGTGGGGTTCGGACGCGTCGGCTCTCAAGGCTGCGCTGGACGCGGCATGAGGAGGATCCGCAGCAAAGCCTATGCGGCTCGGCTCCGGCGCAGGGTATGTCGGCTACGGATTAGGGCGACGGAGGAAGAGCGTAACTTGCGGATATATTACGCCGAGCGGCTGCGCGCTCTGGCGCGATACAACGCCCGCCGGCTACGGGCGAGCGGGTTTCGGTAGGCGGATCGCCCGCCCGCAAGCCGGGCAGACCTTGCGCGTGAGCGCCCGGTAGAGCCCAGCCGGGGATTTCATGCCTGCCACCTGCGCCGCCTGGTATGGGATCGCGTCCGGGTGCTGGCGCAGGTAGAGCAGCGCTTCGGCGAGCTTTGTCATGCCGGCGTTACAAGCAGATCGGCGAGCAGCGCGTCGGCGATATCCGAGCGCAGCTTGCTGATTTCCCATCCGCCGACCGATGCGATGGGGAACGGGTTCCCGGTGCAACAATCGGCCAACATCCCCAATTTACCGACCTGAGCGCCGCGACGATAGACGGGCGTGAACGGCGATTGCCACCGGCCGAGGGTGTAGCCGTGATCCCTAGCGATCCGGACCCATACCGCGCGGGTAGCATCGCGTGCGGCGCACTGCTTGCGCCATTCCTGATTTGTCATCGCAGCACCACCGGCGCCCACGCGCTGAAGATCGGCTGCCAAACCGCGAGCAGCCCCGAGGCGAGCGCGATCCACAGCACGCCCCGGCCGACGACGTAATCGGCACGGTCCGAGACTGCGGCCGCGCGGCGAAGCTGGTAGCGCGCCCAGTCGTGGGTTACGCTCATCGCGGCACCCTCGGATAATGCTGCCGCGCGATGTCAGCATAATCGCGCTGCACTTTTGCTATCGCGGCGGAGGCGGCCTCGGCGGCGGCGGCGGAGGCGTCGGCGGCGGCGGCAAAGGCGGCGGCGGCGGCGGCGGCGGAGCGCACATTTGCGAGCGTCACGCCATCGTCGCCGCGAGCCCACGCTTCCGCAGTCTCGATCGCCCGCAGGGGCCGCGACTCGCCCGCACGTACATGCGGCAGCGCGAGCCGCGCGCAAGCGCATGCAGCCAACACCAGCGTCCGGCGGGCATCGCTGCCGGACTCACCGGCGTATTTGCCCACGTGGAAAAGCATCCAGTTGCCGCGCTCGCACGTGCGCCATGCGGTTTCAGCGTCCGGCTGCGTGCGCAACCACGCGAGTGCGTCGGCGCAGGGTCGGTATGGCAGCGCATCGGACCAGTGAGCGGCGCTCATGTCCCCACCTTCGCCAGCGCGGCACGGCGTAGTTTTTCGGCGTCTATGCGATGTAATTTGTCCCACAATGAAATCCGCGTTTTTCCGTGCGACAAATCAGGATGCAGGGTAAGTGCGATTTCCGCGCGCAGGCGCCGCAACTCTGCAAGAGACAGTTTACGATAACGAGTATTCATACGGTCCTCTCATGCACCTTCGCCAGCGCGGCGCGGGCTTCTCGACCGGCGAACGGATGCGGCCAGCGTTGAATTCACCTTCGCCAGCGCGGCGCGGGCTTCTCTCGCGCGACGGCTGTAAACGTCTGGATTGATAACATTTGCTGCTGCCATTTCCAACATGTTCGCAGCACCGGACAGCGCCGCCGCGAGTTCGTCACGTTGGGCTCGCAGGGCGTCAACCTCATCCTGCGTCTCGCGCGCCTGAAGACTCGGCCGTGCTGCCTGAGCGGCAGTCTGCCCGCCGTAGGCTCTCGTGTTTTCGTCTTGGGTCGGTTTCATGGTTTCCCTTTCTCGGTTATCTGCCGAATCGGCATTTTCTGGCGCGCTGTCACCGCGCCAGGAATGCGGATTCAGACTCAGTAGTTTTTCATCGCTTTGCGCGCTGCCTGCTCATCACATCCGAGCATCAGCATCACATACGTGAGTCGGGCCGCCGCGTCGCGCGCGACGACATCCGACATTTCCCGCATGCGAGCAGCGTGTTCCGGGCTCCCGATTTGCGCATCGTATGCGCGCTGCACTTTTACCTGTTCGTTGCTCGAACGCTCATTGAAAAACGGTGAACCCATCGCTTGCACTCTCATGATCTTCTCCTTTTCTCACCGGGAGCCGCCCGGCCGGAACCTGCTGCCCGATACGCCGCTCGCGGCGCACGGGGCGGCGGGCTAGATAATAATGCTGCGTGTGCGCAAAAATTGGCGCGCGGCGGATCTCCCGTAGGTACGCCTGATCAGACGCAGTGTCTGCGCGAGAATCCACCTGTTCGGATTGTGATCGTAGGTCATTTCAGTCTCCCGTTCGTTTGCCCTGCTCCATTACAGTATGTGCTTTTTCTAAGGCACATACCAATGGATTGTTTGAATGCCGCAATAGGCTGCGCTTATGCGGCGCTTGACAGCGGCACCGAGCCGTGCGAGGATTCGATCGTTCCGGCCGGCCGCCGGAGTCTGAATGTGCGAGGTCCGCCCCGGGGTGCCACGATCACCCCGGGACTCGCCTAACCCGTCGTGGGGGTATTGATGTCAAACCCGCCAGCCTACCCGCAGACTCTCCTGGAGTGGCGCGAGCATGAGCAGCGCACGCTCGCCTATCTCCGAGCCACAGCGCCGGCGCACAGCGCAATCGAGCCGCATCAGGTCAACATCCGATTACCCAGGTCGTTGCGACCCCAATCACGCAAGAGGTCGCGCAAGTGATAGCGCAAAAGGCAAGCGCTCGAAAAAGACAGCCCACCGGCCGCCATAACCCAGCGGTGCCCAACTCGACTACAGCGAGCGGCAGCAAACACGCCCTAATGCGCCCCTAACGGGACAGCACGCGCACGGGCGGAACTTCGATAGCGCCCGCGGAAAGTGATAAACCGGACTGCGAAGTTTTACCCACCGCGCAAAGCGGGTGAGGTTGATGTTGTCTGAAATTCAACACTTCAAGCAACCTCAAAATCAAGAAAACCGGCTGGAACTCGAACAACGGCTCATACGAAATACCCGCATGAGAGCAGCGGAGGCCGCGAGTCGGAGTATGAATGCCAGCGCCGGACATTCCCGTAACCGGCAACCAAGCCCCACCCTTGAGGCAGCCCCTGCAGGCTGATCGTCCGAAGGCCGCTCCCAAGGCTGCGAAGGGGAAAGACGTAGGCCAGCCGAACGGCCATCCCCTATATGCGCTCTGGCAACCGACACTACGGCGGGCACGCACCTCGCTGACGCGTAGCGGTCGGTTTGGATCGTGCCACGGAGTGAGAGCGCCAGCTCCGGCACGGCCCCGGGTTGATCTGCCCTTGATCTGTTGTGCAGTGCAGTAAATTCACGCCAAATTCGGAAAATATCACGCCGCAAAAGCGCGTTCGAGTATGATTTCGAAATGAGAATCATTTCAAACCGTAATGAGAATCGTAATGAGAATCATTTCAGATGAATGGGTCGAGCCCTGGCTCGAAGTGTGGGCGGCAGATCAGCGCGACCCAGATTTGCGCCTCGGTGCCCCGAGCAGGGCCTCTGGCTGCGCAGGCGGCGATGCGGGGGGCTACCGCAACATCGCTGAGCAATGGGAATCAGAAATCGAGCGGCGCGCGGTGGGGCTGATAGCGGCCGCTCTCGACGATATGTCCCCAGCCGAATCGTGCGCCGTGCATCACGTGCATCTGCATACCGCGTTTCGATTCGCGTTGCCCGCGCATCTGCTCTACCAGGTCGCGCGGCAAAAAATCGGCGTGCGATTGCGAGCGCACGATTTCGCCTGATTTGACATTCGCACCCGTGTAGGCGCAGGATTCGCCTCGGGGGCGAACTGCGCCCCGAAGAAACGCAAGCCCAGCCTCTCACCAGGCGCTGGGCTTTTTTATTGGGGGCCCCATGACAACGGAAGCGCAGGTGCAGGCAGAACTCGCGACATTGATTACCGGTGCGAAGATCGAGAAATCAGACACCGGCGGATCGAGCACGTACAACAATTTCTACTCGATCGGCGGCGTGAGCTACCCAGGAAAAGCTCGGTGGACGCAATGCAGCGCAGCGCTATCGGCTGCGTCGCAGGCTGCGCGCATCGTGACCACGCTATCGACCTGAGATATGGCCGCGCGAACTCGTAAGACGACGCTCAACGAAAGTTGGCGCGGGAAAATTCGCGCGAGCATGTTGATCTTGCGATTGCAGGATCACGCGATGGGCGCGATCGAACTCTCGGCGACGCAGGTTCGCGCGATCGAAATCCTGCTCCGGAAAGTTGCTCCTGACATGCTCGCTGTCGAGCACACCGGAGAGATCACACATCAGTACGTCGCTGAACTGCCGCACGTCCAACCGATCGATGAATGGATACAACAGAACGAGTCGTTGTCTGGCGCCCGCAGCCCGGGCCACAGACTCGACTCCTGACCTGCGCGATATTCGAGGTTTTTTACGGGGGGGCGCGCGGCGGTGGCAAAACTGACGGCGTACTCGGCGACTGGCTCGGACACGCGCACCAATACGGCGAGCACGCCTCGGGACTCATGGTGCGTCGGACGCGCACCGAACTCTACGATACCGTCGAGCGCTCGAAGCAAATCTATTCGCCGCTCGGTTGGACGTTCAACGAGACCGAAAAATTATGGCGTGGGCCGGACAGCGCGCGGCTACGCTTCGCGTTTCTTGAGCGCGACGACGACGCGATGCTGTACCAAGGTCACGCTTACACGCGGCTCTACGTCGAGGAGATCGGCAATTTTCCGAGCCCCGATCCGATCATGCGATTGATGGCTACGCTACGATCAGCGCATGGGGTGCCGGTAGGATTTCGAGCGACGGGCAATCCCGGGGGGCCTGGGCATCAGTGGGTCAAGGGGCGCTACATCGATCCGGCGCCGGGTGGCTACGTGATTATGACCGATGAGGTCACGCAGTTGCAGCGGGTTTTCATCCCGGCAAAGGTCACCGACAACGTGGCGCTAATGGAATCCGATCCGGGATACATCGCGCGGCTCAAGGCGTCCGGTCCGCCCGCGCTGGTTGCCGCGTGGTTAGACGGCGATTGGGATGTCATCGCAGGCGCGTTTTTCAGCGAGTGGAGCGCGGCGCGGCATGTGATCCGGCCGTTTGGTATCCCTGCGCATTGGGCGCGCTACCGGGCCGGAGACTGGGGCTCCTATCGCCCGTTCTGCATCGGCTGGTATGCGGTGAGTGATGGATCGATACGCGGGATCGCGCGCGGTGCGCTGGTGAAATATCGCGAGTGGTATGGCATGGTGCCGGGCCAGCCGAACGTCGGGCTAAAGTTAACCGCCGAGGAAGTGGCGGCCGGGATCCTGGAGCGCGAGTCCATGCTCGTGGAGGGCAAGGCGAAGCGCGAAGAGATGCACGATGCGGTACTCGATCCCAGCGCGTTCTCGCAGGATGGCGGCCCGTCGCTTGCAGAGCGGATGGGCAACCTAAAAGTATGGTGGCGCCGCGCCGACAACAAGCGCGTGTCCCAGGCGGGCGCGCTCGGTGGTTGGGATCAGATGCGGCAGCGATTGAAAGGCGATCCGGACGGTCCCGGCATCCTGTTTTTCGATACGTGCATCCACACGATCCGCACCATTCCGGCGCTGCAACACGATACGCACCGCCCCGAAGATGTTGATACTGAAAGCGAGGATCATGCTGGCGATGAGACCCGATATGCGTGCATGGCGCGCCCCTACACCAAAGACGCACCGAATATTCCGGCCCCGAAGTTTCCGGGCGAGCAGACCATCGCAGAGATCATCAAAAACGCCGGCAAACACCGGCGTGAATTGGAGGAGTAAATGATTGCCAATCTATCCTGTCAAGCAACGCCCGTTGCTGCCGCCGGGACATTCATCCTCGCAACGCGCGGCGGTGCTTCTCTGGTCAGCGTGTTCTGTTCGAGTTCCTCGAGCGGCACGGTCACCGTGTACGACGCCGCGACGGGCAGCGGTACGCCGATCGTACCGGTATTCACCGCTGCTGCGGCAACGTCTTACAACCTGCCGGCGGCGTGCGGCACTGGCCTGACTGTGGTCCTCGGGGGCACTTTCACCGGCACGCTCTTCTGGTTGCCAGGCGGCGCGGCGGCGTAAACCATGGAAGGCGGCTACGAAACGCGCGCCGAAGCCTCGAAGAAGCCAGGCGACGAGGCGCGGCGCTGGCTGCTCGAACTGAAGCTCGCCGACAAGCGCGAGCGTCCATGGCGCGAGCAGGCCGAGAAAATCTGGAAGAAATACCGCGGCCAGGACAAGCGCAAAAACAGCTTCAACATTCTCTGGGCGAACACTGAGATCCTGCGCGAGGTGGTCTACAACTCGACGCCGAAACCGGATGTACGCCGGCGCTTCCGCTCGGAGGATATCCTTGGCAAGGCCGTGTCGCAGGTATTGGAGCGGGGCCTGCAATTTTCCGTCGATAGCAACGATTTCGACGGCACCATGAAGATGGACATCCTCGATGCGTTGCTGCCGGGGCGCGGAATATCGCGCGTGCGCTACGTGCCGAGTTTCGCCCAGGTGGGCGGGCAGGGTCCGGCCGATGCGCATACCGAGGAGGACGAGGGGCCGCACGCGGAGGAACCCTTCGAGGGCGAGAGCGAGGAACTCGACTACGAGCAGGTGGTATGCGAGCACGTCCAGTGGGATGATTTTCGGCGCTCGGCCGGGAAAACGTGGGAGGAAATTACCTGGATCGGCTTCAAGCATCGGCTCCGTAAGGACGATGTTGAGGAGCAATTCGGCTCCGAGATCGCCGAGCAGATCAAGTACGATGCGACCGGCGATGAGGATGTCGAGAGCAAGCGAAACGAGGATTTATCTCCGGTATTTCGCACCGCTGAATTCTGGGAGATTTGGGATAAAGAATCCAAGCGCGTGTTCTTCACGCAGGAGTCGCGCAAGGATGGCCTGATTTTCCCGTTGACAAGCCCGAAGGGCGAACCGCCGCTGCGCCTGAAGAAGTTCTGGCCGATGCCGCGACCCTTGGAGATGGTCGAGGATTCCAGCGACCTGGTGCCCAAGCCGATCTATTTGCTCTATCAAGAACAGGCCGATGAGCTGGACCGGCTCTCTGCGCGCATCAACCGGATCATCAATGCGCTGAAGGTTCGAGGAGTTTATGACTCGACGATGACCGAGTTGTCGGAACTGATGAAGGGCGACGACAATGAAATGATCCCAGCGGAGAACTCCGCCAAGTGGATCAACAACGGCGGCATCGAGAAGGCCATCTGGTGGATGCCGATTGAGCACGCCGCCAAGGTGCTGAGCGAACTCTACGCAGCCCGCGATGCGGCCAAACAGGTCATCTATGAGTTGACCGGCATCGCCGACATCATGCGCGGGGCGACCAATCCCAACGAAACGCTCGGGGCGCAGGAACTGAAGACGAAATTCGCCAGCGTGCGCTCGCAACGTATGCAGCGCGAAGTGGCGCGCTACGTGCGCGATTTGATCCAGATTTGCGCCGAGGTGATCGGCGAGCATTTCAGTCAGCAGACCTTGGCGCAGATGACCGGGCTGCACTTCCCGACGGCCGCGCAGAAACAGCAGGCGATGGCGGCAGCGCAGGAAGCGGCAGCAACGGGCCAGCAATCGGCCCCGCCAGATCCGGCGATGATGCAGTCTCCGACCTGGGAGGACATCATGGCGGTGCTGCAATCGGACATGCAGCGCGAGTACCGCGTGGACGTGGAGACGGACAGCATTATCGCGTCCACGCTGCAAAACGACATGGCCGGGCTCGCCGAGGTGTTGGGCGGCCTCGTCAAATTCTGGCAGGGCGCCGGGCCGGCGGTTCAGGCAGGTGCCTTGCCAATCGAGGCGGTCAAGTCAATCAGCATGACGATTTGCAGGCGCGCCCGCATGGGGCTCGAAGTCGAGGATGCAATCGAGAAGATGAAAGAGCCGAATCCGCCGGCCGCCGCGCAAGACAACACTCCGCAGATCGAGGCTGCCAAGATGCAACAGGCTGATGCGCTTCACCAGCGCGAGATGCAGCAGAGGGCCGCTGAAGCGCAGATGAAGGCGCAGGCCGAGGCGCACGCCACGGAGTTGGAACATCAGCGCGAGCAAATGCGGATGCAGTTCGAGGCAGAGCAGGCTATGCGGTTACAGGAATTCGAGCGGTGGAAAGTGGATCGCGAGGCGGAAACTCGGGTGCTGGTCGCGGAGATTTCCGCAAAATCGGCGATCGATACCGCGCAGATGAGCGCTGCCAAGGCATACGAGGCGGACCAGGAAGTCGAGCGGCAGGGTAACGGTGGCATGACCAAGCAGGAGGCCGCATCGCAGGCGAATGAAGACGCTAGGGCACAACGGGATCAGGCGATGATCGATGCCCTGCATCATGTCGTGAAAGCGGCGAGCGGCAAGAAGCGCGTCGTGCCGGTGCGCGATGCGTCCGGACGTATCGTCTACGCAGAGCACGTGCCGACAGAGCAATGACCTCCCCCAACCCACGAAGGAGCTAGTATGAAATACACAATCCTTGCTACACGAATAGTGGACGACCTGCTCTTCACGCAGGTGGCCTACAAGATGGATGACGGTACTGAGGTCACTGTGGAGATCCCGCATTTTCAACCACAGACTGTAGCGGATGTGCTACTTGGCATAGTCAATCGCAGCGCATCGGAGGCGCAAAAGGCAATGGCGAGCACACGGTGCGAAGCGATTAAGGCTGAACTTGAGGCAGGCGCCTCCAAGACAGCGGGTGCAAAACTTAATGTGGCGATGACCATCGACGCGGGAATAGTTACCGAAAAAGTCTGACATGGCTGATCGCTATTTCATTAACGGAGGTGTTGACGCCAAATGGAGCACATCCGGGAATTGGAGTGCTACCGATGGCGGCGGTGCGTCGGGAGTAAAACCGACTGCTGCTGATGGTGTTTTCTTCACTGCGAACTCCCCGGTCTGTACAGTAGACACGGCGGGTGTTGGTCTGACGCTCAACTTCACCGGCTACGCCAATACCATCACGATGACTGCCGGGCTCACGATTTCCGGCAGCGTCACACTTGTCGCCGCGATGACCATAGCGGGTGCGAGCGGGCTCACCATCAACCCCGCCACGACGAGCACCGCAACGCTAATCTCCAACGGTAAAACCTGGCCGAACAGTTTGACCTTGAACGGCAACGTCAGCGGCGTTCCCACGTTTGCGTTTAGCGATGCGTGGGATGTCAATGGATCTTTGACGATAGCGACCACTGGTGGTCAGGGCAACAACCTGAATGGTGGCCAGATCAATGTGGCTGTCGGACTGTCCAGCACGGGTAATGGCACTTGCACCGGAAGCTCACTGATTGTGCTGGACGGTACGGGGACCTGGACAGGCGGATCCGCGATCGGCAATAGCGTAACGATTAATACAGCCGGCACCATTACGTTGTCGGGGACGATAGCCTACCGCACAGGCACCCTCACTTACACCGCCGGAACGGTGTCTACCGGAGGGTCGCTTACCTGCAACCTGGCGGCCACTTTTGCAGTGAATGGCATTACCTGGACCAACGTCACGTTAAACCCAGACGCTCAAACTATCACGTTGGCGGAAAATATGAATCTGACCGGCACCCTGACCCTCGGTCAAAGCAACAAAGCTATGTCAGTGAATGGCAATACGATCAATACCAGCGAGATCACCTGCTCCACCAGCTTGTCGGTGAGCGGCACCACGATTTTGAATGTCAATAATACCGGGACGCTGAGTTCTGGTACGGGAGGCACCATCAACAATTCAATCATCATCAATGCCCCAGGTAAAACTGTCACGATAGCCGCGACATTCAGGAATCAGTTGAACAAATTTCAGTACCTTGCTGGCACAGTAATCTCAGATATTGGGACGTGGCTTGGTGTTAGTCCGGTAGGTCAACAATGTGGAATGTAATATGAAAACTAAACAAAGTCATGAAGGCTATCTGATGATCGATGACAGAGCGAGCGGTGGTGGACTCCTCGAAGGGGCAACGATCATGTGCGCGCACTGTCAGTTCACGTGGGTGATGAATCCGCTGCGTACACGTCCGCGCAATTATTGCCGTAACTGCGATGCATACGTTTGCGACAAACCGGCGTGCAATGCAGCCTGCGCACCTTTCTGGAGAACAATCGAGGCAGAGCAGACACGACTTATCCACGCTGAAATCAAGGAGCAACTCTGATGGCTAAATGGTCCGCAAACACGCAGGCAATCACGCCGATCGCAGTGGCTGATGCGACTAACTTCACCAGCGCCGGTTATCTCGCCTTGCAAGGCGGGAGTGCGACGCAAGTCTTGCGGGTATCGGATATTTTCCTTGGTGGGCAGGCAGCGGCCAGTGCACCAACTCCGATGGTACTCGCTCGGGATTCTACGGTTGGAGCCACGTTGAGTGGCGGTTATCTCGCCGCACACGACCCGGCCACGGCAGCCCTTGCCGCACCACCAGTGCAGTTCACGACTTCGACGACCAAGCCGCAGCGGTCAGCGACGCTTCAGTTAGGGCAACTGGCGTTCAACGCCTTCGGAGGTCTGGTGCGCGTGAATCAGCCTCCTGGTTGGGAATGGCTGATGCTCGGCAACACGGCGTCATTCGGCGAGTTGTCGCTGTCCTGTGCAAATACTACCGGCACACCGGGACTGATGACGATGTCGATGGGCTTTGAGCCGATGTGATGATCAGGAATGATCCCGCGCCCTCCGGAGTATCCGCTCCAATTACGCACTTGGCTGAGCCAGGGGCTGCTTCAGACTACGCTCGCACCGAGCGGGGCGCAGGCGCCGTTCTTTCAACTCGACTGGCCGTTACCACGTGGCGCTGAGTATCCTGGAGAACTGCGCACTTGGCTCAGTCAGGGGTTGCTTCAGACCACTCTTGGTTTCTCCGGAGGCTTTAGTCGTGGTGGCGGACTGCCCCGCCGCCGCTCGCCACATCGCGGCTTCGACCTGGAAGCATGGAAACGCGAGCACCTCGGCGAAGAGGCAATTGCCAGGACGATCGAGGAGACTTACGCACGCCTCCAAGGATGGGGTGAGCCTGAGCAACAGGCCGAAATCGAGGCATTGGTTGCGCCTTTCGTCGAGACTGGCAGCCCGATTCGACCGGATGGACCGCCGATTTTCAGCATTGATTGGGCGGCGATGGCGCGGGCTGACGATGCGCTGCGCCAGATGATCGCACTCGCACAGGAGCAGGAGGACGAGGATTTCCTTCTGATAATGCAATGAGCCGACGCATATGGCGATGGATCGATGGCGCGCTGGTCGAAATCACGCACCGCGAGGAAATGCCCGTCATGCTTACGCCGACCATCATCGGCGATTTGCCTGACTACGTGTCCCCGGTGACTGGCAAGGTGATCTCCGGCCGCGCGCAACGCCGCGAGGATCTGCGGCGGACCGATTCGCGGCCCTGGGAAGGCATGGAGCAGGAAAAGAAAGAGGCGGCGCGACAGCAACAGTACGTCGAGCAGCGGAGCGAGCAGCGCCTGGACGAGGCGGCATGGCGGGCATACCGGGAACTGCCGGTAGAGAAACGGCGCATTTTGCGCGGAGATTGAAAGTGAGAAAACCTCATGGCAGATGGAACGCTTGAAGATACGATTTCGGAGACGCTGAAAGAAATCCAATCCAGGGGTGCCGAGACCGGACTGGAGACAGAGCCCGCGAAGGCTGTCTCGGAAGATTCCGAGGCGCTCGTTGCAGGCGAACAAGCCGCTGAACCGGATGCCTCCGGCAAGGCTCGGGACGAAAAAGGACGCTTCGCCAAGCCCGAACCGGCCAAGGCAGCGCAAGCCGGGCCTGCAACAGAGAATGTTGCTCCAGAGCCCCAATCGGCTACGCAGGAGCCCGCGCAGGCTGCGATCGCCGCGCCAGAGGGCATTGACCTAAACCGCCCGCCAGCCTCCTGGAAAGCCGGAGCGAAGGCCAAATGGGACAAGCTCGACGCCGACCTGCGCGCGGAGATATACCGGCGCGAGGGGGATTACCACCGGGGAACCGCTGATTTGCGGCAAACGGCCGATTTCGGCTCCCGCGTGCAGAGCGTGGTCGAGCCCTACCGTATGCTGATACAAGCAGAAGGGGGCACCCCAGAGCGCGCGATCGCGCAGTTGTTGCAGACGGCCGCCTTGTTCCGCGTCGGCACCCCGGCGCAGAAACAGGCGGCACTGATACAGATCGCGCAGCAGTACGGCATCCAGATGCCCCAGTTCGTCGCGCAGGATGCGCAGCAACCACAGGGCGGACAGGCAGCACCATTCGCCGATCCGCGCGTTGACGCCCTGATGCAGCAACTACAGCAGCAAGAGTTTCAGCGCCAGCAGGCCGCGCAAGCAGAGCAACAGCGCCAACTACAGGATTACGAGAAAGCCTCGGCTCTGTGGTTGAATGCAGCCGGAGCGGACGGCAAATTATTGCATCCGTTCATCGACAACGTGATGGAGTACATGCTACCGAAAGTGCAACAGATCAAGGCCGGAAATCCCAGCCTCTCGCATGACCAGATTTTGCAGCAAGCCTACGAGCGCGCCTGTTGGGAGCACCCCGAGGTGCGCGCCGTATTATTGCAGCAGCAGCAGCAAGACCTCGAAGCCAAACGCCGACAAGAAATCCTTGCCAGGACCGATGCAGCCAAGAGAGCGAGCGCAGGCAATCTCCCCAAACGAGGAGCGTTGCAGCCTCAGAAACCGACGGGTTCGATGGAAGATACGATCCGCGAAACCTATCGGTCGCTTCAAAACGGCTAACCCTCAAACCCTGCAAGGAGATTGATCATGTCCACACCAGGACAATCAACCCTCTTTACGACGTTCACGGAATTGGTCACAACGACCTACCGCAAACACGATAAAGAGGTCTCGGACGCGGTAACGAAGCATAATGCTTTGTTCCGCCGCGTGAACGAGAAAGGGCGCATTCGACTGGAGGACGGCGGGCTATCTATCGTGACGCCCCTCGAATATCAGGAGAACTCGACCTACCAACGCTACTCGGGTTACGACACCCTGAACGTGCAAGCGAGCGACGTGCTGACCGCAGCCGAATTTCCGTGGCGTCAAGCCGCGGTGAACGTGGCCGCATCGGGTCGCGAGTTGCGCACCAACTCAGGCGAATCCCGCATCATCAACTTCGTGAAAGCGAAGATCCGCAACGCGCAAAACACGTTCAAGAACAACATCAGCGCGGACATCTACTCCGATGGAACGGCAAGCAACCAGATCGGCGGCCTGCAATCGCTGATCGCCGATGCCGGGACCGGCACCGTAGGCGGCATCTCAGCGACCACTTGGACATTCTGGCAAAACCAGGTCCAAAGCGCCGCTGCACCGCTGCAAGGCGGAGCGGCCATCACGCCCAGCGCGACCACGATCGAGAGCCTCATGCTTCCGTTGTGGATCAAGCTGACGCGCGGCGCCGATTCGCCGGACCTGATCGTAATGGACGACACCTACTTCGCGATGTTCGAGCAGTCCCAAACGGCCCTGAAGCGGTACGCCGCTGACGAGTCCGGCAAGGGCGGCATGGTCTCGATGAAGTACAAAACCGCTGACGTGTTTTTCGATTCGAGCGGTGGGATTCCGTCTGCACACGGTTATTTTGTCAACACCGACTACCTGGAGTTGGTCGCGCATCGCGATGCCAACATGACCATGATGGATGAACTGCGCAGCGTCAATCAAGACGCCGTAGTGATACCCGTCCTGTTCATGGGCAACCTCGTGTGCTCGAACCGGAAATTCCAGGGCGTCATGAAGGCGTAGGAGGAAATCATGACCTATAACGTTACTACGCTCATCGGCGCGCAAGGCATCGCCACCACCGATACGGTTCAAAACCACCCGCTCGGAACGATCGTGCGCGGTTGGGATGCGACCTACGGAGAGGGCGAGTTTATCTATATGCTGGGGGTTGCCTCGACGATTGTCGGGTCGCTCGTAGCCTACAACGCGACCACGTGGCAAACCACGCTGCTCACGGCGACCGGGCGTAAAAACCTCGCGACGCCGGTAGCGGTGGCAATGTCCGCGAACATCGCGGCTCAATACGGCTGGTATCAGATCAGCGGGAACGCAGTCATCAAGAAAACCTCGGTGTCTGTCAATCCTAGCGTTGCGATCTTCTCCAGCGCCACGGCCGGCCGCGTCAAGGTAGTCGCATCTGCCGGGCAACAGATCATGGGTGCCACCACGGCGAACCTAACGACGGTTGTAACCACGACCTCAACGGTAGTGGTAACGATCGACCGTCCTGCAACGCAGTCGCAGGTCACCTAACCGGTTCGTAGTCAATTCAAAGGCCCTTCGAGGAGGGCCTTTTTTATTGCCCATGGACCTACTTGCACTCATTGCGCTGTACATCGTGGTACTCATTATCATTTTCTCGATTGGAGACATGTGAATTGCAATTCATGCGGTGCGCAGACGCTGCTGGTGTTGGATTTGGGAGACCACGCGCTGGCCGGAGCGTTTCTCCACAAAGAAGAAATTGCGGCAGAGAAAAAATATCCGCTGCGCCTGCATTTCTGCAACTACTGCTATCTGGTGCAGATCGAACGAATCGTCCCGCCCGAGCAGATGTTTCGGAAATACTTCTACCATTCCTCGGCGATTGAAACGCTGCGCGAGCATTTCACCCGATACGCCGCAGATGTCACGGCACGGTTTCAACCGCGTTCCGTGCTGGAGATCGGCTGCAATGACGGCGTGATGCTGCGCCCGCTCGCGGCGCACGTACCGCGCGTGATCGGCGTCGATCCGGCGCAATTGACGCAATGGATCGATCATCCTGGAATCGTGGTAATCAACGAATTCTGGAGCGAGGAAATCGCCGAGCAGATAGGGCAGGTCGATATGGTGATCGCTAACAACGTGTTCGCTCACATCGCCGATCTGCATGGGGCAGTGCGGGCCATCAAGCGCGTACTCGCCCCGGGTGGCGTATTCATCTTCGAGGTGAATCATCTCGGAGCAATGCTGAGCGAGTTGGCCTACGATTGGATTTACCACGAGCACCTCTATTATTGGTCGCTCATCGCGCTGCGCCATCTGTTCGCGCCGCATGGCATGACGGTGTTCGATGTCGAGCCGATCCCGAATCACGCCGGGTCCATGCGCTATTTCGTCGCCAAGGATGGGCGGATGGCCTCACAGCATGTTTTGCAACTTGCGGACCGTGAAGTAGAGGATCGCCTGAATCGTTTCAAGACATTCCAGAGCTTTGCCGAGAGCGTCGAGAATCATCGTAATGTATTACGCATCGCACTGGGGAGCCTCGCGCATCAGGGGCGCACGGTAGCGGGATACGGCGCCTGCGGGCGTGCCAACACGATGATCCAATATTGCGACATCAACACGCTCGGCTACATCGTTGATGATGCTCCTGCGAAGTGGGGATTCCTTACCCCTGGATCGCATGTACCGATCTACCCGAGCAGTTGGCTCGACATCCAGCCGGTTGATTACGTGATCGTGTTCGCTTGGAGTTTCCTGCCTGAGATTCAGCGCAAGACGCACGGCAAGAGCCTGCTGATTCCGTTGCCAAAGATCCACATTCTGCGCGAGCAGGTAGCGGCATGATCTCTCTCATCCTGCCGTATTGGGACCGGCAAGCTGCGGCGGACGAAGCGCTGGCCTCGATCGCCAAACTATATTCGCACCTCGATCTGGAAGTGATCGTAATCGACGACGGCAACCCTGTTCCGTTCCGGGTGCCGGATACGTCGCTCAACCTGCGCGTGCTTACCCTGCCGCGCAAGCACGAGCCCAAGGCGCCGACGCTCGCATGGAATGAAGGTGTGCGGGCGGCCTTGGGTGACGTGGTGATTCTCTCATGTGTCGAAGTCATCCATACGCATCCAGTGCTTCAGCAGATGGCGAATCAGGTACTCCGCATGGGACCGAAGACCTACGTCTTGGCCGCTGCGTGGTGTCCAGATGACGGAAAATGGCACTGCCACAGTTCGGTCAAGTTGCCACGCAATCCGGAAGGAACCGGCCTTTCCTTCTGTGCAGCCCTGCGCCCAGCGCTGTACTGGGAAGCGGGCGGTTTCGATGAAGAGTACCGGGAGGGCGCCGGTTACGAGGATTGCGATTTCATCAATCGGATGCTGGCGGCCGGAGCGAAGTTCGTGATGCGCGATGACCTGAAGGTACTCCATCCGAAGCGCGGTGCAACGATCGCATGGGGAAACGAGAAGTTTCTGCGCAACGAAGCGATTTTCTATCGCAAGTGGCCGGGCGCGCAGCAGACGACGTACTTTGTGACGCTGCAATCCGGCAACTACTGCGGACGCGGCGCCGAGTACGTCAACGTACTTTTCGACATGATCCACCGAAATCTGCCTTTCGGATCGATGGCTCGGTTTTTCTGCCTGACCGATGATTCGGCAGGCTTGACTCCGAATATTCACCCGATCGCGTTGCCGGCCGACCTCGAGGGCTGGTGGGGAAAGCTCTACCTGTTCAAGCCAGGCTTGTTTCCAGACGGCGCGCGGATGGTCTATTTCGACCTCGATACGCTGATTGTCGGGGTACTCGATCAGGTGATGGCGTATCGCGGCGACTGCGCTTTGCTGCGGGATTTCTATCATCCGAGCCGTGGGGCGCCTGGCGTCATGCTATGGCGAGCCGGATGGGGCGCGGAGATTTGGGAGGGATGGATTGCCGAGGGACAGCCACGCAATCCGCTGGGTGATCTGGGTTGGATAGAAAATCTCAATCAGGGCCGCTTCACCAAGCGCCTGGATCGATTGCAGGATTTGTATCCGGGCGATTTCGTCAGCTTCAAGGTGCATTGCCAGCCGTACCCGCCGCGCGGGGCCAAAGTGATCTGTTTTCACGGCCAGCCAAAATGTCACGATGCGGGGCGCGATTGGGTCGAGCTGGTATGGAAAATTGACGGTGGAGGGGCGGCGGAACTGTTACCGGTCGCCAATCGCAATCGTGAGACTGTAGCGTCGAATGTGCGGCACGCCTGTGCGCTACCGCACCGATGGTTGGATTTCGCGCCGGCACACGCGGGCGAGATTGTATTGGTCGGTGGTGGCCCAAGCCTGAAGAACACGCTGCCTGAAATTCACTGGCGAGCCGCTCAAGGCCAAACGATCGTTGCGCTGAATAATTCCGGTTCGTTCCTCATCGAGAACGGGATCGAGCCGCATATGCAAGTGGTCATCGATGCGCGTCCGGAAAACACGGCATTTCTGGCACCGCCGCGCGCCAAGCGTTATTTCCTCGCATCGCAATGTGCGCCTGAAGTATTCGACGCCGTGCGGGGACTGGACGTGACGGTGTTCCACATGCACACGGATGGGATCGCCGATCTGTTGCCATCGGACGGCCGGCCGGTTCATCTGGTTTCGAGCGGAACTACTGTCGGCCTCGCGGCAATGGTAGTTGCCTACATTCTAGGCTACCGAGCGATCCACCTGCATGGATTCGATTCGAGCTTTACCGACTCGCATCATGCCTATCCGCAGCCCGGCAACGACGCGGATGCGGTGATCGATGCGGTAGCCGGCGGGCGGGCCTTCAAGACGACCGCGTGGATGATTATGCAGACGAATCAATTTCAAGCACTCGCGCCGGCACTCGCGGAAGACGGCGTAGTGATTACCGTGGCGGGGGATGGGCTCCTGCCCTATATCGCGCATTGCATGTCCGCAAATCTTCATCTGGAGGCAGCATGATCGGGGCACCGATTACTATCGAAGCAGCAAGACCGCCATATGTACAGTTTGAGACACGCGCCTTACCGGACCGGGCGGCTTCCGAGGCTTCCGGTCGAGTCGTGTTCAAAGATGTGGATTTCGTCATGATCACGCCATCGGGCTCGCGCGATATCGTGGAGAAGATCGCCGAGGAATGGTTGCGCGAAATCAACAAAAAGGCGCTGGATGATCTCTATCCGGTCCTTTGGGCGCAGCACTTCAGAGCCAAATTTGATGAGTGGAAGAAGGGCAACGAACTGCCCGAGAACGGCCTTGCGCTCAAGATGTGGCCTATCATCACGCCAGCCGAGTTGCAGCACTGCCTGAATGCGAACGTGCGCACGGTCGAGGATCTGGCGCAACTGAACGAGGAGGGAATGGCTCTCATCGGCATGGGCGGGCGCTCGCTGAAGCAGAAAGCCGAGGCGTATATTCAGGCCGCAAACAACGGAGGCAAGCTCGCCGAGCGCATCGGCTCTCTCGAAGTGGCGCTCAGCACGCTCACGGAACAGCTTGCCAGGGAACGCGAAAAGAATGCCGAGCTCGAGGCCGAAATCGGCAAGGGCAGGAAAAAGGCGGCGTGAATAAAAAGCTCTCGCATCTCGACGGATCGTGTGCGCGGGGAGTCCTTAGCACATTCCGCCCCGTTCCAAGCTCACACGACTATTAACCTGTGCAGGTGCTAGTCAAAATGCGAGAGCACATGCTTTATAACACAAAGGTTGCGTAATGTCACTTCTCACACTCATCCAAAAGGTATCGCTGCGGGTCGGCGTGCCGAAGCCAAGCTCTGCGGTCGGTTCGAATATTGCCGCCGTCTATCAGATGATCGAATTGGCCAATGAGGAGGGGGAAGAACTCGCCAAGCAGTATCAATGGCAGGCGCTCACGCAGGAAGCGACCTTCTCGACCGTTGCGACTGAATCGCAGGGCTCGATCCTGACGATTGCCGGAGCAGATTTCAATTACATCGTCAACAACACGATTTGGAATCGTACTCTGCGCAGGCCCGTCTTTGGTCCGCTCTCGACGCAGCAATGGCAGCAACTGAAGGCCCAGAATTTTGTCGGGCCATGGAATCAGTACCGGCTGCGCGGCAACAACGTGCTGTTCATACCGATCCCGGCGGCAACGCAGACGTGCGCATTTGAATGGTTCAGCAAGAATTGGTGCCAGAGCGCAGGGAGCACCGGACAGACAGCCTGGGCAGCCGATACCGATATCGGCATCCTGGACGAGGATCTGATGCGCCTGGGCCTCATGTGGAGATGGAAGGCTGCCAAGGGCTTGGATTACGCGCAGGACTTCGATAATTACAAGCTGGCAGTCAGCGCAGCGTCGAGCCGCGACGGCAGCAAGCCCACGCTCAGTTTGAGCGGCGACCCGACCGGCTTTCAGCCTGGCATCATCGTGCCCACGGGTTCCTGGAACGTTCCATGAGACAGGCAGCGCGCCGCAATCCAGCGCGCCGCAATCCAGCGCGCCGCAATCCAGCGCGCCGACCTGTCGCGCGCACCGACTCGATACCGGCTCCGGTGGGCGGATGGAACGCTCGCGACAGTCTAGCCGATATGGAGCCCACCGACGCGCCGATTATGGACAACTTCTGGCCGCTTACCACTGCGGTCATGCTGCGCAAGGGCCACACGCAATATTCGACTGGGCTCGGCGGGCAGGTCGAATCCATCTTTGCCTACAACACACCGAGCGGCACACAATCGCTATTCGGCGTAGCGGGAAACAGCATCTACGATTGCACGGCGGGCGGCGCGGTGGGCGCTGCATCGGTTACTGGCCTATCGAATTCGCGCTTTCAGTACCTGAATATTTCGACCAGCGGCGGCAATTTTCTGCTCTGCGTGAACGGCGCGGATAAACTGCGCGGCTACAACGGTTCTGCCTGGTGGGCGGATGGAGATGGCCTGCACGATATTACTGGACTGGATACCGCGACGTGCGTTCACATCGGCTTGCACAAAAATCGCGTCTGGCTGATCGTGAGCGGAAGCCTGAAGGCGTGGTATCTCGGCACGAATTCAATCGCCGGAGCCGCCAATCCATTCGACCTGTCGAGCGTGGCGCAGCAGGGCGGTTACTTGGTGGCGATGGGTACATGGACCATCGATGCCGGATACGGAGTCGATGATCTGGCGGTGTTCGTCACATCGGTTGGAGAAATCATCGTCTACCGTGGCACCGATGTATCTTCGAGTTCTACGTGGGCGCTGGTGGGCGTCTGGCGGCTCGGGAGTCCGCTCGGGCGGCGTTGCCTGATGAAATATGCAGGTGATTTGCTCATCATTTCACAGGATGGAATTTTGCCGCTCGCCTCGGCGCTGCAATCATCTCGGCTCAATCCGCAAGTCGCACTATCGGACAAAATTCAGCAGGTCTACAGCGAATCGGCCGGCAATTTCAAATCCAACTTCGGCTGGCAGGCACTCTACTATCCAGGCGCAAATATGCTTCTCTTCAATGTCCCGGTGGCCGAGGGTGCCTCGCAGCAGCAGTACGCGATGAACACGATTACGAAAGCGTGGGCTCGATTCAAGGGCTGGTCGGCCAACGTGTTTGAAATGTTTCAGGACAATCTATATTTTGGCGGCAACGGATTTGTCGCAAAGGCATGGAATACCTTTGCGGACGCTGGAGCGACCATCGCGGCCGACGTGCTGCAAGCCTACAACTACTTCGGCGCGAAGGGGCAAAACAAACACTGGGTGATGTTTCGACCGACGCTCCTATCGAACAGCAATCCGACTATCTACGCTACCGTCAACGTCGATTTCAATCCTGAGCCACCGCTTTCGTTGTTGTCCTACGCGCCGACGAATTATGGCTTGTGGGGTTCCGGCTCCTGGGGTGCTGCTCTGTGGGGCAGCGGTTTGCCCCTTGCTGCGTGGCAGGACTGCGGACAGGTTGGCTATGCGGGCGCGCTGCGGATGCAGATCACATCCAGTGGCGCGGACCTGAAATGGATGAGCACCGATTTCGTGAGCGAGCGCGGGGGCGTGCTGTGATCGATCTGGCGCAGCGACCGGAATACCTGTTCTGGGCGGCGCAGTGCATGAAGGCGCAACTCGATCCAAAAATGTGCGCTTGGATTACGCGCATTGGCGATGACCTGAACATCATGGGCGTGGTGGTCTACACGCATGTCACGCGCACGAATTGCGATATGTCTGTAGCAGCCTCTACGCCGCATTTTCTCTCTCGCAGATTTCTCGATGTGGTTTTTCACTACCCGTTTATCACGCTCGCATTGCCGCGCGTCAGTGCATTGATTGAGGAAGGAAACCAGCGCAGCTTGGCGCTGTGTTCCGGCTTGGGATTCAAGCGAGAGGGCACGCTGCGCCGAATGTTCGGCGCGCGTGACGGTATCCTCATGGGGATGATCCGCGAGGAATGCAGATGGATAGGAGCACGAAATGAGCAAAGACACTCCGCAACCGCCCGCGCAGCCTGATTACGTAGGGACTGCGCGATCACAAGCTATCGCGAGCAACCCGAACGTCAACAATCCGCTCGGCAGCCAACAGGTGACGTGGGCCGGGGATCAGCCGACCATCAATCAGACGCTCTCGCCCGCGCAGCAGCAGTTGCTGGAGAACTACCAGCGCAATCAGGGGATGGCGAGCAATGCTGCGAATTATCAATTGCTCGGCGTTGGTGGGCAGTTCAATCCGCAGTTGAATGCGATGCGCTCGGAGTTGAGTCCGCTTCCGTACTCAGGGGCACCGACCGGGCAGCAAACATCGTTCGGCGGCTACGGAGACGTGCAGACTGGCGTACAGGGTGGCGGGCCGATACAGCGCAATGTCGCGGGACCAGATCAATTCGCGGCGCAGGGGCTGCAAGCGCAAAACGCGATCATGGCGCGCCAACAGCCGTTGCTTGATCGCACACGCCGGATGCAGGAGACGCAACTGGCCAATCAGGGTATCGCGCGCGGCAGTGAAGCCTACGCGGCGGACGAGAGCCAACTCGCCCGGAACGAAACCGATGCGCAGCAGCAGGCCATTCTCGCCGGGAACCAACTTCAGCAGAATCTTTTCGGCATGGGCCTGCAATCCGGGCAGTTCGCGAACAATGCGCAGGGGCAGCAGTTCGGGCAAAATCTGCAACAGGGAAACTTTGCGAATCAGGCGCAGCAGCAGCAGTACAATCAGGGCCTCGGGTCGGCATCCTTCGCCAACCAGGCGCTGCAAAATCAGTTCGGACAGAATCAGGCAGCGAATCAGCAAAACCTGGGCTACCAGACGGCGGGCGCGCAGCTTGCGAACCAAGCCAATCAGCAGGGCTTCAACCAGCAGCAGGCGCAGTATCAGCTACCCTTCAACCTGTACAACTCTCTGCAACAGGGTTCGCAGGTCAACATGCCGCAGTTCCAGGGCTTCCAGGCGCCAAATTACCTCAACGCGGCGCAGATGCAGGGGCAGGCCGCCAACAACGCCTATAGCGCGCAGGTTGGGGCGCAGAACGCGCAAACGCAAGGCTTATTTGGATTGGGCGGTGCGGGATTGCAGGCGTTCGGAATGTCTCAGATGTCGCCGTATGGATTATTGGGGATGGGCGTAGGTTAGGAGATCGACATGACAGGCATACAGCCCATCAACTTCACAGCCCCGACGGAGTACACCGCCGAGGAGCAGGCCATTGCTCGGCAACGCGCGCTCGCGCAAATGTTGCAGCAACAAGGCATGTCGCCAATCGAGCAGCAGCCTACCGCCGGCGGCTTTACCGTACCGATCAGCCCGTATCAGGGCCTCGCCAAGATGCTGCAAGGCTATGCAGGTATGAGGGGCGAACAGATGGCGGGTGAGCGCGAAAGAGCGCTCTCCGAGAAGGTGAGAACCGATCGCCAATCTGCCCTCGCGCGCGCGATGCAATTGTATACCGGCACCCCGGGGCGCGAAGTCGGCGCGAACGAAATGGGCGATCAGGGTTATTCGGTCCCGGCGCGGCAAGGCGACATGACCGCCGCCGGATCATCCTTGCTGACCTCTGGCGATCCGCTGCTTTCGCAAATCGGCGGACCCATGCTACAGCACGGCATGAATCAGCAGATGCTAGCGCAGATCCTTGCGCAGCATGGCGGCGGGGGCATGGGCGGCGCGCTTCCTGTAGCGATGGGGCAGGGCATTGGCGGCGCAGCGCCGTCGCAATCGCCTGGACCAATCGGAGCCGGGGCCGGGCAGGTGAGCCCGCTGGCACTGGCGCTCAGCGCGTCCGGCGTCCAAGGTGGCCCGGAAATCGGCAAGATGTTCCAGACGGCGCAGACTGAGGCTGGCAAGCCGGTGCGCTTCAATGCTGGCGGCGGGCTGGCCGACGCAACGGGTCGCGTGATCCTGAGCGCGCCGCAAAACGGCATTCAGAACACCTTCGGCCCTGGAGGCGTAGCCACCGCCGCCCCTGTGCCAGGACATGCTTTAGCCTCGGCAAATCAATCGGCCGCAACTGCCGCTGGCACTGCTTACGGTCGATTGCCTTACGAGCCGCCTGCACCGGTCAATTTTCCCGGACAGCCATACGCGCAGACGCCTTCACAACAAATCCAGACCGCTACCGGGGCACCTCCGCCTACGCCACAGCAATTATTGGCTCCGCAGACTCCTGTTCAGCAAGCGCCTGAAGTCATAAAAGCCGATATGCCAACCGATCAGCAAGCGCGAGATATGGCTGTGAATCTATCTGCGGCCGGTAAAAATGTTGTCATTCGCGGACCGCAACCGACGCGTCTTGGAGTCAGGTTACAAGACCAAGGCGAAACCGAAACGCAGAAAACATCCGGTAGGGGATTGGGCGAACTCGACAACCAAATACGCTCGGCTGGGTTAAATGCAAGCCGCAAAATAAACCAATTTAACCGTCTCGGAAATTTGCTCGAAAACACGGAAACCGGAAAACTACAACCGGCTGGGTATGAATTGGCGGCGTATGCGCAATCCATCGGTCTTCCGATTGACGCAAAGACGCAAAACTTTCAAGCGGCAAAATCCCTTGCAAACGAAATGGCGCTGCAATTACGCAATCCTGAAGGTGGGGCAGGTATGCCTGGGAACTTCTCCGATCAGGATCGGCGATACCTGCAACAGATCATCGCGAACATAGACAAGGTTCCGGGAGCAAACAAGTTGCTTATTGACGGCATGATAAAGATGCATCAACGGGATCAGGAAATTGCCAAACTTGGGCGTGAATACAAGATCAAACACGGAGGGGTTTTGGACGATGGATTTTTCCAAGAGGTTCAGGATTTTTCAGAAGCACATCCGTTGTTTCCGAAGGCATCAATAGCCGTCCCATCTATTGATGACAAACCACAAACACTAACGTCTGCGGAACAACAAGAACTCGATCAACTGCGTCAGAGATTCGGCAATGGGCGACGTTGAAGACCTCGCTGCATTAAGGCGGTTAGCTGATCTTGAAGCGAAGGCAGGCAATGCGCCTGTCCGTCTTCCGTTATCGCAACGCGTCGGCCAATCAACGCCAGAACAGCAGCGCTTGCGCGATGTGGTATCAAATGCCGTAGGTGAAGGCGCGGCAGCGATTCCTGATATGTTCCTGAACGCGCCGGCCAATACGATAAATCTAGGCAACGCAGCAATCGGTACAGGTATGGCTGCGATGGGAAGATCGGATCTTGCTCCCAATCTCATGCAGAATCCAGACTATGCACGCAGAGCATTTCAATGGATGGGGCTTATCAAGCCTCAACAAGCCCCGCAGACACCTGGAGAAGGCTATCTGGCGGCCGGAGCAAGCGGAGCCGCTGGGGGATCTGTAGGAGGCTTCCCAGGCATGATTGTAGGCGCTACCTCTAACCTAATCGGGCATGGCGTTTCAGAGGTTACTGGAAGTCCGGCGCTTGGAACGTTGACCGGGATGGCTGTTCCTATGGGAGCCAATGCAGCAGCGAATTACGGCAATAATCAGATGCGACTCGCTGCGCAACTACGGAGTCAGAATGCCCCGGCAATGGACACTCTGACGGAGGTCAGAAACGCCGGCTATAAAATCCCTCCGAGTCAGATCAAACCATCTCTCATCAATCGAATAGCGGAAAGTTTTGGCGGCAAAGCGGCGACGCAACAAGAGGCGTCTATTTACAACGAGGGGCCATCTGGAATCACCGCTGAATTAGTGCGGCAAGGCTTACAAATTCCACCCGGTACGGGGATAACGGAGGGGATGCTTTCTGATTTATCCAAGCAACGGGCGCAACCGTATAGAGATGCAGCGGCTTTGCCAGGGCTCCCGGCACAGCAAATTGTACAAAACCCGAACACGCAATATCCAATCAGATATATGGGGCCAACGCCTCAACTTCCTTCTGAAGCTCTGAAAGACCTGAATAAAGCAAGGATAGATGCCAAAGATCATTGGCGTGAGTTTCAGCGGCAGGGAAGCGTTGCAGCACGGGACGCTTACCAATCAGCGTCGCAAAGGGCGGCACAACTAGAATTAGACTTAGAGAAGGCGGCAGTTGCGGCGGGGCGATCTGACCTGTTACCAGCGCTGCGCAACGCCAGAACTGAAATTGCAAAGATCCACGATGTTGATCGGGCAATGAATACCGATAGAGGAGAGGTCAGCGCCATAGATTTAGCGAAAGCAAAAGAACGCGGTGTGCCACTTTCTGGAGGATTGCTGACTGCGGCCAAAATGGGTAACGCTTATCCAAAGGCAGTGCAACGACCAGAGATCATAGGGAGTCCCGGTGTCAATAATCTCGTCGCAGGTCTTTCCTCCGCTACCGGAGCCGGTATCGGCGCTATTACAGGAGGATGGCCTGGAGCGACTGCTGGCGCTGCCGCTGGTGCAGTGGGTGTGCCTATTGCACAAATGCTCGCCAGAAAACTCATTCTATCTAGCCCATATCAGAGACTGATGGCAACCCCTAATTATGACGCTGGAGTTATCTCTCAAGGCGCATCAAGGATGGCAACTTCTCCGCACGTGCAAGCGCTGATTTCATATCTCATGGCACGCAATCTTAACAAGCAGGAGTAGAGCCATGCCACGCACCGCATCAACAGGGGCCTACGCAGCGCCCTCGAATAGTTGGAACCCGGCCGTTGACGCCACGGTAATCGCAACGACCGATTGGAATACGCTGCTCGCTGATATCGCCACCGCGCTATCGACCGGCGCGGCTACCACGCGCGCACTGTGGCCGACTGCGGCGCAAGTGCAGGATGGTACGCTGACGGTCCTTGGCTCCGTCGCTGGCGCCGACACGATCACCGCGACCGCTCCGCTTTCGATGAACGCCTATGCTCTGGGGCAGTGCTTCCGTTGGATCGCGGCGGGGACCAACACCGGGCCTGCAACGCTCAACATCAATTCGATCGCTGCCAAGGCGATAACGAAATTCGGCACAACGGCGCTGATTGCCGGGGACATGGTAACAGGCGGCAGCTACGAGGCGGTCTACGACGGGACGCGATTCCAGCTCATCAATCCGCTGATCGTCAAGACCGGCTTGGATTTCATCAGTTCTGCCACGGCGGCGGCGTCTGCCTCGATCGTGTTTACCGCCGGGATCACCAGCGCTTACGATCATTACCTGCTGGTCGGCACGGCGATTATTCCGGCCACCGATGACAAAAATCTACTGTTCCGCGTGAGCGAGGATGCGGGGGCAACGTATAAAGCCGGGGCGAACGATTATCGGCAACTGACCAACGGGCTGTACACCGCGGCAAATGTCATCTCGTCGGGCGCTGCCAACGCTACGTCCATTCAGCTCGCGTCCGGTACGTTTTCCATCGGGATTGACAACGGCGCGACCGAAGGCGTCGAGTTCGAGCTGCACCTTTTCAATCCAGCGTCTGCTGCGCTGACCAAGCGCGTGCAATTTCAATCGTCATGGATGGGCAGCGACGGAACCACAGTGAGTTCCATCATCTCGTCCGGCGCCTACAAGGGCACGACGAACGCCATCAACGCGGTGCAATTCGTCATGTCCTCGGGGAACATCACATCTGGAACGATCCGGTTATACGGAGTGAGCCAATCATGAAAAAGATCGTGGACGGCAAAGAAATCGAAATGTCTACACATGAGGAGGCGGCGTTCCTCGCGCAGCAGGAGATCGATAGTGCACCGAACCAGGTGCAGCCAGCGCAATCGGTGGAAGAACGCCTAACTATCATCGAGAAGCATCTGGGGATCGAAATCTCGAAGTGATCCCGATCACCGACTACGTGCCTCGCCCCGGTCCTTTCGCGTCCCGCCTGGACCTCATTCCGCAGGTCGATGAGGTCTTTGACCAACTGTCAGAGGCCTCCTGCGAGGCGAACGCTGGGATGGACACGCTGGAGATCCTCGACAGTAGTCCGGCGCGGTATTCACGGCAGGCGAACTATTTCTGGTCGAGAGAACTGCTCGGCTGGCAGGATCGGGATGCCGGCTCGACAGGCCCGGCTACGCTCCAAGCGGCTGCAATGCGTGGCGTGTGCCTGGAGAGCCTTGCTCCTTACTCACCAGCGGACGTGGCTGTGCGGCCTTCTGCAGAAGCCGAGGCCGACGCGGCGATGCGCAAGGTCACGCGGATCGAGCGGCTCACGTCGTTTGAACACGTCCGTTCCGCGCTCACTGAGGGGCTCCCCGTGATGTTCGGGATGCCGATCTCGCAGGAGTTCTACGGTGTGACGGGGACGTTTGCCGAGCAGTTCGCGTCCTACCTCCGAGACGGATTTCCGTTCTGCGCGAGCGGTAGCAAGCTCGCTGCGGGAAACCACGCGATGGTCCTCATCGGCTACGACGATCGCTTCGACGCCGCGCTGGTGCAGAACTCCTGGGGGTCGGGATGGGGAGACGGCGGATTCTGCGTCGTGCCGTGGCTGGACCTGTGGCGCAGCGCTTTCGATTTTCTGGTCGTGCGCGAGTTCAATGGGCAGACGTTCGGGCTGCCGCCTGTGCAGGATCAATACGCGATCGATCTGACCGCGATCTTCATGGCGACCGTAGGACGGTCCCCTGCGCGGTGGGAGATCGATGCATGGAGAGCGACAGGTGGTTCAATGAACGTGATTCGCTGGTCATTGACGACGACACCAGAATTCAAGGCTAGACTGCGGCTGTTCTTCCCCGAGTTCTACGCCCTGGTCTACGGCGGTGCGGACCCGATGAACACAGGTCCGACCCCGAGGGGGCCGAATGATTACTGAAATGACATTGACGGAACGTCGTGCCTCATTCGTCTATGATGGTGCGAGGTTGGCGGCAATCGCTGCCAAGGCTCCTGTAATTCCTGTGCTGTGGCTAGAACGGGAAATGCCGTTTCGGAACCAATTCCTAGAGGTAATCGAGAAACAGTGTGGACCGAATCGCGCATCTTCCCCAGAGTTGCTGCACGGTACTTGGATGGAAGCCTACACATTGATGGGATGGAAACACGGTTTAGTCTATGACCGAGAGCACAAACTCCATCCTGATATGGCCCCGTATTGGGAGCTAGGGCAGTTGGAACGTGACAAAGACGCAGTATTCGTGGCGCTGTGCGAAATTGCACGACAATGGATTTACTGACGAGGAATCGCATGATGCCGCTCATTGAACTGCTCACCGCAGACAGCCTGCTGAAGTACGCGCCGATTTTATTTTTGACGGTCCGCAATGGCAAAGTGGCGATCAATTGGTCGCAGCTCACGCATACCCTGATCGTCGCTGCCGTGGTGGCCGGCGTCACAATGTATGGCACGGCCCGAGTGATGGACGTGCGGCTGGACACTCTAGAGCGGCACATCGAGAAGATGGATACGCTGCTGACCGCCGTGGCACTGCGCCAGGCCGCTGTGGTAAGCGAGGCAAACAAGATTCACGAATTGCAGAACGAGCGCATTCGGGATCTGGAGCAGCAGAGGCGCAAATGAGCGAGTGTCTGCAACGTCGAGAATCTGATCCATGGACCTATAAAATCGCGCGGCCATTCACGCTCGCATGGGATTGGATCGACAAGCGCCAGGTCGATAAGCACGCGGTGTCCCTCGCAATTCTGTGGGGTACATGGCGACTGACTGAATGGGCGATGGCCTACGCTGCGGTATCGTCGATTGCTGGCAAGAACGGCGTGGAAACTGGCGCGGTCATCGCAGCGGTCACCGCGCCGTATATGATGCTTCAAGCGGCGGCAATTGCGTTCTATTTCAAGGCGCGAACATGAAATGCTCCGACGCAGGAATTCGATTCATCAAGGGCTTCGAGGCATTCCGCCCGGTGCAGTATCGAGACGCGGTAGGCATTCCGACGATCGGCTATGGGCACGTCATCCGGCCGAACGATGTAGAGCATTTCAGGGGCCGGACGCTGACCGAGGCCGAGGCTACGGGCATCCTGTGCGACGATCTGGAGATCGCCGAGGCGCATATCAATGATCTAGTGACGGTGGACCTGGCGCAGCACGAGTTCGACGCTCTGTGCTCGTTCGTGTTCAACGTCGGCGCGCGGGCATTCGAGACTTCGACGCTGCTGAAAAAGATCAATGCCGGAGACCTGAGCGCGTCGCAGGAATTCTTGCGTTGGGACCATGCAGGGGGAAAGGTGCTCGCTGGCCTAACCAAGCGCCGGGAAGCGGAAGCGGAGATGTTCGCATGAACCGACAGCGCGGCGCTGTAATGAGAAATGGTGCTGCCCCGAGGGATCGAACCTCGGACCTCAACGCTTACGAGGCGTGCGCTCTGCCGGCTGAGCTAGGGCAGCATGGCGGAAGGTGCGTCGATTCGAACGCGCGAGCCCTTGCGAGGCTTCCGGTTTTCAGGACCGGTGGTTTCGGCCACTCACCCAACCTTCCGTGTTCTGGTGCCCCGCGTAGGATTCGAACCTACAGTCTCCTGCTTCTAAGGCAGGCGCCTTTGCCATTTTGGCCAGCAGGGCATGGTGGAGAAGGTCGGGATCGAACCGACGACATCCGCGTTGCAGGCGCGGCGCTCTCCCAAACTGAGCTACATCCCCGAATTCTGGTCGGCATTGAAGGATTTGAACCTCCGACATCTCGGTCCCAGGCCGAGGGCTCTGCCAGGCTGAGCTAAACGCCGATGGATAAAGGATAGCATAATGCACTGGTCAATGCCCCTGAACCGCTCCAAGCAACGCGGTGCCACTATCTGGATGTACGCCCTCGCGGCGCTGCTGCTGATCGGGGCGCTGACCGGGCTGGTGGTGGCGTGGAATCACTACACCGACGGGCTCGATAAGCGGGGCTACGACAGGGGTATAGCGGAGTCCACAGCAGCCTACACCACGCGCGACAACAAGGCCCTGGCGGACGCCCTGGCGCGCACCAAGACGCTCGAAGAGGCAGCTAGGGCAACCGAGCGCGGGCACGTCGCGGCGCTCGCCACAGTAGAGAAACAACGATTGGAGGCACTTGCAAATGGAGAAACTGCTGAGAAACGCGTGCTGGCTCGCATTGAGTCTGGCGATCTCGTCTTGCGCCCAGGGGCCTTCACGGCTGGAGCCTGCCCCACCGTCAGTCCTGGAAGTCAAGTCAGCCCGGCTGTCTCCAGCACCG